GTAAAATCAAAGGCAACATTATTTGCTTCAGTGAGCCATTCAGGTGGGATCGTGGAACCACTCCCCTGAGTATTAAGCCCTTTGGCCCCTAGGTTATCTAGTCTTATAGGTGTGAGTGGTTTAACTGGCATACCATAAAGTCTCGTTTAAAGTTCTAGCGGAGTCCTTACCGATAAAGTCAGCCAATACTGCATCAAATCTATTGGTAGCTAATGACTGACCTGTACCTCCGTCTTCACCTCGTTCCGATAAAGCAAGAGCGTAAGCCCCTAAGACCACAGGCTGCTCAGGTATAGTCAGGGTAGTTGCTGCTTCAGTTAAGTCATTTTGAGGTAAAACAATATGTAATTTAATTGTGTACGCTTGATCCGGTGTAGGATAGAATGCAATATTAGTCCCATTTAATCTGTAGGATATTGGGGGACCGTTAGTGGCTGACCCTACAAAAGTATAATTATAAAAGGACGCATCGGACATCTGGGGAATAATAAAGTTAGACGTATCGTTAATAACCTGTAGGATAGACATACGATTAGTACCCGAAGGTATTGCGTAAGTTGCTGTAGATGCGCTGGTCGTAACTGTCGCAAGTGACCTTAAGAAACTCCAGTGCCAAGCGTCCTCTACTGCCTGTTTAGATTCATTAACCAAATCACCAATTAACTTCTGATAGTCATCTACGTCAGACGAATCATTTAAATCTCCAATCCAATCAGCAGTTATTGTAGCTTCCCTAAGTCTACGTAAAACTTTATTAATGATTGTTCTGTATGCCATTATGCTGCGTCCTCACTTAGAAATAATTTTCTTTCCGCTTCTCTTCTCCTAAGAAGTCCGGGTATTGGTTTTTTATTTGCGTACTTCCAGTTTAAAAATTCGTCTGCACACCCTTCGTAGTTTGCTCTATTGAGTTTCATTCTTGCCGTGGATCTCTGGAATGCCCCGGAACCTATATTGTAAACGAAACTACATAATGAAGAAAACTGATTGGACGTTACGGGGACTTTTATTAAATTACAGATTTTATATTCAGTTGCTCTTATGTCCCTTTTCATTAAGTCAGTCGCCTGTTCCTTTGTAATTCTTTTGTGGTCCTTTGTAACGAGATTGCCGTCCTTTCCGTATATAGAACCAAATCCTATTGTCCACACACCTGCTACACATTTATAGGGTTCAGCAGAAAATCCCTCAAAGTCTTTTATTAAGTCAAGCCCCTTATCGTTTATGTAGTAGTTCTTTACTTTGACCACTTACTCACTAACCTTTGACCAAACCAGAAACTTATGATGACTGAGAAAATACTTATAATTTCATCTGACCATAAATACTTGAATACTTCTGGAGTTATCATGTCGAAGGCAGAAAGAAAAGTAAGAAGAACAAATTCCAAGAAGAAGAAGTACGTAATTACTGGCCTGACTGTAGCCGATAAGTTCACTACCCAAACGCTTGCTCTTTTTGTTTGTGCATCGGAACTCTTATGAACCGCAATGTTTGCTTCCCCTACACTGGTAATAACCGCCTCGTCTCTTCTGTCTTGAGACTGCTGAGACATTATTTTAAGTTCGTGTTCCTTGTCCCTTACGTCCTGTTTAGAGTCCATGTAAGTTTTAAAGATACCCGGACCAGTAGAAGTTACAAAACCCAGAAGACTACCCAGTAATGAAATCACACGCCGTGTCCCTTTTCAACTTTCTTTGGTTTCTTCGGTTCGTCTTTAATATTTTTAGCATTTATACAGAGAGCCTGTGTATGAATAATTGGAGGAAACTTACCACTGGAAACTATGTCCTTTATCATCTCACTTCCACGAATATAACATTGTTGAACTACAGGGTACGGTCCTCGTTTGTCGTCTAACTGAACTAACCCCGGTAAACCAAACGCTGTAAATATTACTATAGAGTACCACATTCAGCCCATGTCTTCGTACTTAGGTATCGGAGGGTGTCTACCATTGTGTGCAGACTGATACTCTGCTTTCTGTCTGTCTACGTCCCTTCTCAAACCGTCTAGTCTCACCTGCATATTTTCCAATTCCCTATTTCTACTCTCAAGAGCTTCAACACTTAAGATCTTGCTTATAATCTTCATCTTACTTTGTATCACTGCTTCAAATGCAGCGGAACCAGTTTCTAGTTTATCTACAGCATTAGCTATATTTGATACTCTTCGTTGGTCCTTCGTTTGAGATTCAATGACAGTCTTTAGTTGCTGCTTTGCGACTGCCAATGCTCCAGCTATAGCAACCGCTATACTGACTATTTGAAATATTAATCGAAGGTCTATTTCCACAATAGATCAAGGTTTGCTGGGCCAAGTAATCGAACCAACGACACTAGAGTTATTGTACTGTGCTGGAAGATCCCTAAGAGCCTGTCTGTAGATTTTCATGTCATTAGACAACGTAACGTCATCCAATGCAAGATAGTCTGTCTCTGCCAGCTTCTGATCACGCTCCTGTCGTAGTCCAGAGAAGGCTCTTGCTGGTTTTGCGTCTTCCCAGACTTTTTCTTCTGCAACGCGAGCCGCATGCTCATCGTCACTCATCTCGATGTTAACACCGTTTACGTTCTTCATGTAGTTTGCCATCTATTGTACTCCTTTGTTAAAATTAGGCATTGGCATAACCGTAAGCCGTAATCGTCCCACTCTCAATATTTCCGCTGGAAAATACGAGCCTGATAGCATCAACGTCTGCCGAAGATAGTCTTGCCCCACACCCAAGCAGATGTGCAGTTGTGTCGTTTGCTGAGAAAAAGGAACCTTCCCAGTGAAACATTGTCCTTTTAGTTAAGTGTGGTGACATTATGTGCAGTGCAAAAGAGCCTCCATCTTCGTTCGCTGCACTCCCAAATCTGTAGCTGTTGCTGGCAGTTGAACCATTCATCCAGATTGAATTATCTGATCCACTTTGCGTATTTGTTTCACCACCGAAACCCATCCACGCATAGTTACCGCTGCTACTATCATAGCTCGATCCCCCATCTGTCGATGTTAATAAATCGAGCGATACGTCATCCGTTGCTGGTATCAAATTCATTACATTAAGTACATAGCTGTCATAGCTTGACGAATTGAATGCTGTAAAATCGTAAGTTGCAGCAGCGGAGATGTCTGAGGTATTGATAAAGGTTAACGCACCAGCACTAGGAGTAATCCAAGCCCCATTGCCTTGCAATACCTTCGCGTCCCCGATACTACTGGCATCGATCATTCCTACGTTTACTTTTGTTTGTGACATATTATCTCCTATGAATTCGCTAGGCCGTATGAATTTATAGTACCACTCTCGATATTTCCGCTGGAAAAATAGAGCTGAAACGCATCTACATTTGCCGCTGATGTTCTAGACGCAGCACAATCAAAACATACTGTATAATCATCCGCAGACCAGCCAGACAAACTACTGTTAATCATCGTGTACCCAGTTAAATGTGGGCCAATCAGCCAAATCCATCCAGAAACTCCAGGTTCATCGGCCGCAGAGCCAACTCGATATGATGTGGCCGCAGTACTCCCCAAAAATTCAATTTCCCCATCTGATTTAGAAGTTGTGTAAGCCCCCCAGTTTTCTGCGACCCACGAATAACCACTAGTATCATAGCTACTACCACCGTCCGTACTGGTTCGCCCATTAAATTTAACGTCATCCGTTACTGGGACTATGTTCTGAAGAAAAAATCCGTAACCGTCATAACTTGAAGCATCTACCGCTGTAAAATTATACGTTGCAGCAGAAGAGATATCTGTGGTGTTGATAAACGTCATTGCACCAGCGGCAGGGGTACTCCAAGTTCCATCGCCTCTCAGGAAATTCCCTGACCCCGGAGTACCAGTAGCCCCAATTAGATTAACGTCTACTTTTGTTGTTGCCATCTATTTTACTCCATAGTGCTGGAATACATCGTCAGCTACAAAATTCCCAGAGGATGAATAAAACTGAACACCGTCATGCGCTCCAGTTACTAACATTTGACCCCATCCTTGTTGACTCCAACCGTAAGTCGCATTACCCATTCCAGAACTATGAACTATACTGGTGTATTCTGTTAACCCTGCACCGTGCAGAGATACTTGATGGTTGCTACTATAATTCCCACCGCCCCCCGCTTGGCCCAGATCCCATTGACTATCTTCCCAATCGCCAAGAGCTTGAGCAGTAAGGCCAGACGAATAGATAAGCCCGCCATACGTTGTCCATCTATAATTAGATGCTCCTGTATCGGGTGTCCCACTGGTCATTACACGCATGTGCATTGAGCTACTCGAAGCCATAGCAGCGTGTATAAAAAACAAGTGAGTGGCGTAAGTCGAATTGTCGAGGCTTGTAAATTCCACAGTTGAAGGTGTACCAGTAACAACCGTTTTTGTTATCAGTACCATATCGGAACCAGCCGTCACCCAGTTAGGTGCGGTAGCTCCAGCATTCATCTGAAGTGTCTGAAGCGCGGTTCCTTTAGCTAGTCTGTTAATAGTATCCGTGCCGTCTGCATATATAAGATCACCAGCAACCAAAGCTGGGTTGAGTTTACCTCCTGTTACTGAGTCATTCTGAATGGCTGCTGTTGCTACGCTGTTTGCGGCTGGTGTCCCGGTGATGCCATCAGAGAAATACTGCCTCGCACAGACCATATTACTCCCTGCTGGTGCAGATGTAGTGAGGGTAAGCGCAGTACCAGCAATATTAAAATCGACACCAGCAACTTGTGGCACACCACCGACAAACACCTCAGTCGCGTTGGTTGAGCCTGACTGTGGTAAGGTGAAGCTGGTTGTACCGCCAGAGTATTGAGTTACCGTGGGGTCTAACAGAGATTTGTTTACTAAGAATCCGCTCATTGTTTACTCCTCACGGCTTTGGATTGTCAGACTTGACCTTATCTACCAATACCTTCATTGCTGCTTCTGCATCGCCACCTTTCCAGAGAGCGTCGAGTTGATCACCAATAGGTGGATACAGTGGCTGACGTATTCGTTGATATTGCGTTGCAACTATTGCTGCATCATCACTATCTGCTGTAGATTTGTCGTAAGTGACAGTCTTCTTGTCAGCATCAACAACCCAGTAATTCATTCTATGACTATCAGGTTTATCTACAACAAACCCACCATACGTTACTACATGAGCATCAGCATCCGACTTGGACGAAAAGTCTGCATATTTAGTAACTTTGTTATTTTCGTTTTTGACGATTGCTATATATTTCTCCAATTCAACCTCCTACATATACGCTATGTTAACAGCACCAGCATCAAAGGCACCAGCCGAAACAAGAGCAACCCGATCTAATTCTGCCGATAAAGATTTTACCCCTCCACCTGATTGTATGTAGACGGTTCCATCAGAAACAATACTTGAGTTGTAAACCCAAGTATTATTAGTTGCGTCCTGCTTTGTAAGAATAACAGAACCAGAATGTAAATCGGCGTAGGAAGCAAACGAATAAATTACCTGAAAGCTAGAGGTTGAAAGGGTACTTTGAACAGACGAACCCGTCTGCGAAATACCACTGTTATATCCAGTTGTTTCAAGGCCACCACTATCGCCGATTTGTACGTATACGGCTGTGGCTGATGCAACACTAACTTTATCCAAACCCATAATAATTAATGATGTGTCAGCTGGAATACTGGAAAATGTAATTGTAGCTCCTGATGTAGTGGCTTGTTCCGTTGCTAATGTTAGACCAGCACCACCAGCGTCTTCAAAAGCACAGACTGCTCCAGCACCTGAAGAAGTTAAGACTTGTCCATCACTACCCGTAGCAACTGCTACTGGATTGCCGCTAGTATCGTAAGAAATTATATTACCATCAGTCCCTGCTGCCATCTTAGCAAGTGTAACTGCATCATCTAAAATCTTTGCCGTAACTACGGCATCATCACCAACAGTAGATAACTGAGCGTACACCGCTGGAGCATATGTAGCTTCAACCTCCGCAACTCCTGTAGGTATCGCAGTGTCAAAGGTCACCGTGGAACCACTTAACGAATACGTTGATCTGTGCTGACCAACGCCGTCAAAGAAAATCGTAAGGTGTTCCTCAGTACCCGGAGCATCTGTCAAGGCTACAGTCGTACTTGATCCAGCCGTAAAACCTACTCCAGCCACAAAGGTATTGACCGTTGGTGTCTTGGTCTTTCTTATGCCGGGATCAACCCCTGTGAGAAAACCGCCCATTAGGTTTGTACCAGATAACTGATGCTTGCTTCTAATGAACTTGCGTTTTCTGCGTCAAACCACAGTGCGTCTGCTGTATTCAAGACAACCTTACCCTGAAGAATATCAAGCGAATCGTTAATGGGTATGTTTACTTGGTGAGCTAACTCACTGTCTACACCTCCCGATCTGACTACGTTTACCGTAACCCAACTGTTAGTTGTGGCATGGATATTAGCCACTGTAACACCAATGAGTGTAATTGTTTGCCCACTCGCTGCCGTAAGTGCAGCCGCGTCTGTAGTCGTAATCGCATACCCTTTCCCCACTAAAACATCAGCCATTTTTTAACCTCCTAGAGCTAATACTAATCCAACACCGACTATGGAACTGTTTGTCCAAGCAGATCCACTATAAGTAATCCCTTGACCTGCCGTTGGACTCGTAATTGTAACGTCAGATAACCCATTAAAAGCAGTCGCCGCTGGTTCTACTTTCGACCATGCCAGTGCAGTTGTGTCTAATGTACCCCCTTTGTCTGCCGTACAGATATAAATAGTATCAGCATTTGTCGTTCCTTCCGATACAATAATCAAGGAACCGGGGTACTCTTCATAAGTATCAAAAAGATCGTCTCTGGCCGGGGAAGCCTGTACGATGTAAATACCGTTTTCTTCAGCAGCCGTTTGATTTTTAACCAAGACAAGATCGTTAGTGGCTAATGTTACACCGTCAAGTGTATCCGCATTATTTAAAGCCGTAGCAATCGTAACGTTTGCAGTAGTTGCTGCCCTCACGATTGTCCTTTTGGACATCCCTGCAAACAAGTCGTCTACGTAAGTTTTATTGACCAGATGACTTGCATTGGTAGGGGCCGTAGAAGCTGTTACAAGACCTGAGAATGCCCCTGTAGTCCCTGCTACGGTTGCCGGGGTAGCTGCCCCCACAGTACCGTCTATATTACCAGTTACGTTACCTGTTACATTACCAGTTACATTCCCGGTGATATTACCAGTAACATTACCAGTAATATTCCCTGCGAAGTTTGTATTGGCTGTAATGGTAGTCCCGGTGACTGCCGCTGGTGTATTTGCCCCCAGAATACCGTCTACGTTGGTTGTGGTTAAAGTCGTTATTGTCTGGGAGGTAGCTGTCCCACCTACGACACCATTGATTGTAGGGGCAGTTAAAGTTTTGTTTGTTAAAGTTACTGTTCCTGAGTCTACGTAAGCCTTTAACGCCTGTTGTGTGGAAATTTTAGTTGCGCTGTTGGAAGCCATGTCGTCTTCGTCTAGGACAGCGGAACCCGTAACGGCTGTATTTATAACTGGACTGTTCAAGGTAGGTCCGGTTAACGTACCACTTGTTATGTCCATTTTAGAGTTAATGGCTGTCTGTAGAGCTAAAACCTCAGTATTGAAGTCTGCACCGCTGATTATCTTTTCGGGGTCAGTGCTAAGAAGTGCGTCTTTTCCAGACCATGTAACTTGTGGTGTATAATTACTCATTTAGTTCTTCCCCTTAACAGGCATTTTAAGTTTAAAAAGTATTGTCTTCAGTCCCTTTTCAGAAGGGAAGGTAAATAATTGTTCAGCTTTTGGATTAGCTTTTTTCTTCCCTACGTACTTCCACTCTGCTCCTGCTTTAGTCTGTAGATCAGCTTGTATAAAGAAAGCATTATTATCTACAACAAAAAGAAGCGTACTTAAGATTGTAAGAATAAACAATACTATATTCCACGGAGTTCCTGTTTCCACCTAAACGCATTCTTTCGTCTGGCTTCTTCTGTAATTTTCTTTTTCTTTTTCTTACGGACAAATCTACCTGCTGTACGCATCTTAACTGGTTTCATTAAACACCTGCCCTTATGCCGTTTCCGTTAACTTCGTGATCGTTAGCCCACCTGTCCTCTGGTGATGTCAAGATTAAAGAAGGTACGGACAAGGAATGTTTAGATGTACTTTTGCACTTATTACAATTAGTGTCCTTCTCACGTTTAGCCATTGGTCTAAACTCTACCTGAATGTATCCACAAGATTTACACGTATAGTTGTAATTAGGCATATATTCTCTCGATCTATTAATGATAGAATGGAAGCCCCTTTTTACAGAGGCTTCCTTAGACTACTTAGGTAGCTGGTACAACGAAGGCTACACCACCGTCATTACGGAGTTCACCTACGCCATAGATTGTATCAGAAGTAAACAAGTCACCTAAATATTCTTGTTTATACTGAGTTTGTGAACGAACACTGAGTTGCTCGACCAATGCTATAGCGTCTTTGTGTAGCATAAGTCCAACTCTCTGTGCGTCACTGTTAATAGACGGGCAGTTAGAAGAAATATATACGTCCATGCCGTAAATACTTCCAATTTTACCTGTCTTGATTGCAGCACCGTCACCAATGTACTGTTGCTCAGTAAACCTGTTTATACCAAGCATGTCGTTCATTGCTATCGGTGGTACTACTAAAGACCTGCCGTCCATAGGAACGTCTGCATTGTCCAGAGTCAGGATCATTCTTCGGATACCTGCGTCTGCAATGTCCGTAGCGTTTGTTGAGTTTCCGGTGTATAGAGTTGCACCGTGTCCACCAATAACCGCTTTTTCCCATAGAGCAGCACCGGAACCGCCTACTGTACCACCTTGGAGTCCTTCCATGAGGGTAAATAGATCAGTATCGACCTGAGTCGCAAGAGCATAACCAGCATCGTCAGTGTAGAAACGACGAAGCGAGGAAAGTGCCTGAGTTTCCGTAATGTCTTCAATTACTACAGAATACTCATAATGCTTATCAATACTCAAGTTAACTACAGAGTGGGTATCACCCTGCAAGACAACCTGAGTATTTGCTGCTTTGGCGTTAGCCGAACCACGGACAGGAGCAGGGATATGAATAGTGTCCCCTTTCTTGCCACTGTGGTTTATTTTAGTTACAAGATTACCAAGAACAAGATTTTTCTTGTACCCGGCAATCACTTCATCCGACCACAGTTCTGGAATAAAATTCGCAGCGGTTGTAGTCGTCTGTTGGGCAGTACCTAAAGCCATATTATTTCTCCTTCAGCTTTTATAGGTTCTTATTTAACCCTGCCGTCTGAATAAGCCTGAAGAATTTCGTCCTGTAGACTCTCATAACGCTCAGGATTGTTAGTACGAAGTCTGATTAGATCAGCCCTACGGTAGATTTTCTTACCTGCTTGTGACTCCGAAGAAGTCCTAGATACGCCTCTGCCAGCTTTAAGTGCTTGATCTCGTTTAACTGCTTTATTTGCTTCCGCTTCACTTGTGTTACTAATGAGTGATCTTTCTTTCCAGTTGCCTATGAGTTCCATAGCTGAATTAAGATCATAATTATGAGCAGAAACATATAGCTCTGTACGTATCGGGCTTTCTTGGACCCACTCCTGAAACTTGGGGTTACCTACAACCTCAAGATAATCAGGATGCGCTGTTTGGAGTTGCTGAGTTGTCGCAGAGGCCGCTTGGACTTTCTGCTGCTCTTCAAACTCGCGGAACTTCGGATGATTTTCGATGGCTTTACTGACTGCCTTGTCAGGGTCATCGAAGAAATCTGTCTCCTCTTCTTCTTGCGCCTCTGTTCCGCTTTTGGTAGTGGTAAGTTGTTGCTGTAAAATACCGTCAGTCAACTTCCTTAGTTCTCCAATCTCCTGACCTTTCCGACCAAGTTCTTTTTCAAGATTTTCGTAGGAAGAAATAACGTCTTCCATTGATTTTCCTTGGAACTTATCCGGTACTTCAAAAGACTGTTCCGTTTCTAATTCAGGTTGTTCCACCGGAGGTGGAGCCTCTTGGTTTATGTCCGTAAACTGTGCCGCTTCTTGTGGCGTTTCTACGGCTTCTTCAACAACTACACTATCAGCCATATTACTAATCCTCCTCCGTCCCTATATTAAAGATTATGGAGTTAAACAAAATGTTGGAGTTAGGTCACCTGTTAATCTAATTGATCCAACGCTAATTTGGTGGTTTCCTCTAAATTAATAACCATATTTAGCATGTCCACCTGACCCCTTCTTAAGTAGAGGGTCTTTTCGTCGTCTATCGTCTGAATTTTCTCAAGAGATTGAGCCATCGAGGTTAGCTCTTCAGTAAAGAGATCCCATGCTTCCGTTGAGAAAAGATCAAGACGCTTCTCTAAAAATTCTCTGTCGTCGATCACTTAGCACGTTCCATACGTGCCTTGGCAAGATTAAGTATTGTCTCCGACTGTAGATGTTCTACTTCGGGGACGTTACGTTGAGTTTCAGATTGTATATTCTGGGCTTCTGTACGGAGTTTTTCTATCTTAGCCATCTTCTCAGCCAACTCTATTTGTTTTTCCACTAAAGCGTCCTCCGATTGAGTCCCCTGAATTTCAGACTGTATCTTAGCTGCCTGAGCCATTTCCTTAGCTGCTCCAGCCTTCATTTCCTCTATCTCCATCTGGAGTTTCATAAGTTCCAACTGTTGAACCATCTGCTGCAACTGTGCCTGTTGTGGATCTGGCTGCATTGTCTGGGCTATCGCCATCTTCATGTCTTCCCTGTTTGCCAAGGAACTATTTTCAAAGATGGACATAAGAAGTAAACCAAAAGGCGTTGATCCCTGTTGTGTCATGGACAACAACTGGATCATCTGGGTCATCTCCAGTTCCTTAGCCATGATCCCCATTGTAGAATGTGCTACAAATTTATAGTCCCCTGCCGGGTAACGATCTGGAGCAAACTGGATGTAACGCCAAGCAGATTTCTTGATTAGAGGGATCAGAAAGTTTTCCTGAAAATTCATAATGGTACGCTTCTGCCTTTTAATCGACGCTGCCTGAATCATAGACATACCGGAAGCAGTATTGTTTCTTGGGTTTGAAGCACCTCCTGTGGCACTGTCCATTGCTCCAGTACCCATCTGAACCATTCTTTCCAGTTCTGATGCTTCTGTAAACGTAGACTGAGCTACCTGACCGAAATTCAAAGGCATTAAGGTCTGCCTTGGATCACCATTTGTCAAGATGGTCTTCCCTGCTTTTACCTCGAATTTAACCCCTCTTGGCAACCTTGTTGCGTCCACGCCCATCATTGGATGAGTTGTAAGAGCCAGTGCGTCTATTCTCGCACGTAACTCAGCGTCAAGAGCTTTTTGTGGGTTATACCCCTTTTCCGCTATGCCCCTGCCCCAAAACTTATTAGGGACTCTGTCCAACTGAAAGGCTACGAAGGGTCTGTCACCCATAAGATATGGATTTTCGCTTGCCTTTAAAACTGTGTAGTCGTTAGCAATCACGACAACTGCTTCAACTAACTCGTCCTCGTCGTAATCAAACTGTTCGCTCATCCCCGATTGTCCGTCCAAGAACTTCTTGGGAACTCTACCCCAGTATTCTGTTATTTTTACTTTGTCGTCGTCCGAAGAAATAGAACCGTTCTCTTCGTTGAATCCTAAATCGGCCTTGTCGTAACTACCTATTGGTTTATCTTGGTATATTCCGTTCTTGATCCCCTCTATAATTTCGTACTTAGGTTTAATGACAACCTGTGCAACACCTAATGCTTCGTCTATAGTGGTAGCGGAGGGATCAATTACAAATTCCTTGGGAGTGAGAGAATTAATTCGTACTGTCGTCATGTCTTCTTCATAGACAACAGTATCTGTAGTATAAGTATCGGGTATTGGAGATTCTTTTGGTGTTTTTATTTTCTCTTCGTCTACATTTATTTTAGCTATACCTGTTCCGAATATGGCTGCATTTAAAAGTGACTCAACTATAGCGTCCTTTACTTTAGCTCTCTCAAGATCTTCTTGCAGGTTCATACGGACTACTTTAACGTCCGTTGGATCTTGATCCCCTACATCGTCCCGAAGATCAAACCACTGTTCCTTACCGAAGATAGCTTCCTCAAGCTCAGATACAGTTGCTTCTACGGCCTGTTGTGTTGCAGGTGCAATAAGTCTTGAGTTTTCTGAAGCTCTTGTTTTGTCTTCCCCGGACCATATCCCTCTCCATATACGGTAATACTCGTCCCATTTATTCAGGTAATTTGTATTACGATGGTCTTCCCATTGGGTAACCTTGTTTGAAACCCAAGAACCGAGGGACGCTTGGGGATCATTATACGCAATGTCTTTATTACCAGCAACAGCCATATTTATTTTATATTCCTCATTTTCTAGTACCCGGAAAGGTTATCCAATGGTTTCCATTCCTCTAATTCTATCGATTGTGCAAAGTCCGAAACTGAAACTTGGTCTATGTACGCCAGAGAGTCCAGAAGATCATCATGTGCAAGTGGGCTGGGGAAGTCAAGCATCTGACCTATGAAGTATTTGTTCCAATCCGCTTTCCTGAACTTTATCTTACCGTGTTCCATTCTCCCCTGTAAAGCCCAGACTATTCTGTCCTGTTTCCTCTTACCTCCGTGGGTTACGTCCGTTATATTAACCCAACGACCCCTCATTCTCATTTCGTCTTCTATGTACGGCATTATAGCATTTTTAAGTGCCCCGGATTCAATCCCTACTGTAGTGGCCTGTACGTCCTCCGCTGCGTCCAATATTTTTGTAGCGGTTTCTTTTATACCCCACCTACCGTGTAGAATGTCCTTAACTAACCATTCGTCCTGAGCAATCTTTACAACCGATATTGCCGTTTCGTCCAGTTTGGATGACTTTAGACCCCTTTCTTTCTGAGCTTTTTCAAAGCCAGCCGGGTCCACCGATATAACGAAATGACCTTGAGCTTTAGCTTTTTTATCGTCGAACTCATCATCGTCCACATATTGTAACCATTCCTCCTTAAATATCCCACCTGAAAAGGTTTCAAATGTGGCCTCAAACTCCTGCCGAAATGCCTGAGTAGACATTGTACTTCTAGCGGCTTCTATTTCCAGAGGGTCTAAAAAGGGATTATCAGTAGAATTAAACTGAAAAGCTTCCCACTCTTTCTCGTATTCTTTTTTTTGTGCGTCCAGCCACAACTGATAAAAGTGGTTCTTTCCAGCCGGGGTTCCTATGAATAACGCACCACCCTTTATGTCTGCCAATGTGGGTCTTAAGATCATCTCCCACACTTCCTGCTTCATCGAAGCGTATTCGTCCATCACTACGTAAGCTAGACCTACACCCCTTAAAGTGTCCGGTCTGTCTGACCCCTTCAGGTAGATCTTTCGATCATTTATCAGGGTCAGGGTAGCGGTGTTTTCATGTGCAGCTTTTATTACGTCCTTTCCAATAGTTTTAAGTATGGACCAGAGAATGTCCTTAGCTTGCTGGAAAGTAGGTGCTACATAAAAAACATCTTTAGAGGTACTTTGGAGTGCATTGATTATTAACACCCACGCTGCTAAGTAACTCTTTCCGAACCTTCGACCACATGAGGCAATCTTGAATCTTTTTTTAGAAGTGAAGATCTCCATCTGGGCATCGTGGAGAGTAACATTTAAATCCGTCACTCTTTTGTTTCTTCTGTGTACTCAGCCTCTATGGTCTTAAATTCTTCTTCTTCTATTCTCTCTATTGCCTTCACGGACTCTACTATTATATTAATACCCAAGTCCTGATGGTCGTGTGTAATTTCTACTGCCTTACTTGTTGGAATAATCCTGTCCATACACATCTTAAGACAGTGGCGGTCCCCTTCCAGAGCTAAATCTATCACTTTTTGAACTATTTCAGGCCCTTTATTGGACATGAGTTCTCTGGATAGTTTAGTGTACTTATTTAAAGACCCTTTTGTTCTTCCTGCTGGATTTAAAGGGGGCATTCCTTTGTATAAATTTGGATTACCTCTTTTCTTTTTTACAGCAACCGGAGGATCTTTTAGAGAAACCATCAATATTATTCCTTTTTGACTTTGCCCTGACAACTTAGGGAGACAAATCCTCTACTTAAGAGTTCTTAAGGGTCGAGGAAAAAGTAATTAACTTAAAGATAAACACTTAAAGTTTTCCACTTTGGGTTCTTAAGTGTTCTTAAGTAGATAACTACTGAATATACTATATTCTATCATATTTTAGCTCTTTAGTCAACTCTTAAGGGCCTGTCAAGCACTATTTTTAACTTTATTTGTAATATTTATGTAATTTTAGAGGGTCCAAATTGCTTCTGATGTGGTCCTGAGAGTGTTGCAATAATTATCCCGATTCTCTAAGGGTCCCCCCCCTTCGGACCCAAGGGGATCGCTTCGGACACCCAAGGGGATATTTGCGACACCCAAGGAAATGTTGCAAAAATACCACAAAGGGGATCGACAGTGACATAAATGTCACAGGTGTTACCTAAGTGTCACAGTGTGGCAGTAATATCACAGGTGTTGCATAAATACCACAGTGTTACCTAAGTGTCACATGTGGCATTAATACCACAGTGTTGCATAAATGTCACACAGGTCCATATGGGCATTTTAAGCCTCATAGGACCACTTCGGACCACTTGTGGTGTGTTACTACCTAAAACACGCTAACGCAGATTTAGCTATTCCGAAGTGGTCCTGTGTGGTCCAGAGAAATGCAAGAGAAGTATGTTTACGATTATGGTATTTTAGGGACCACTTAAGACCACCACGGACCACACCAGACTAACAAACTATTTTTGTATATATATGTATCAATGCTTGACGGGTGTGCAAAAATGCATAAAATCGGGGACAGGACAGACAATAACTATGGAAAAAAAGGAAACTTGAAAATGACAGACAAACTATACGACATTAAAGGAACTCTTTTTGTAGAATTCAGAAACGTATACGGAAATGATCTGGTGTACCCGATAAATAAATACGCGAAACTATTCGCTGAACTATCTGGTCATAAGACACTAACTAAAGAAGCATTATTGATAGCTAAAAAATTAGGCTTCAATGTATTGGTACACGAAACTGAAAAAGAAATTTACGCTTTTAATGAAAAGGAAATTTGAAAATGACTAATTTAACAGAAGAAATAATCGGTGTAATTGAAGACACCGACGACAATAATCCGGTGTGGACTAAATATTCCTATAACGACAAATACCAGAGCGTAACCCCACACACATTTAAAGACGTAAACGTGTGGGTATGTTCAGACACCGGACAAGCTTACAATTTCTGTCAATGTAGCGATGAAGCAGAAGACGGGGATATCTTGTATATCCCTTCTGAAAATGTTGTAGGTGTGGTCCACACATGGCCCATAGCGGTCACTAGGAACGCCGGGGAGCTACACCAGCCCGATAACTGGGACAACATAAGAACGCCTAGCGATGTAAAGGCGTGGTCCCCGGATAAGGCCATAAAATTTGCTAGGAAATATGAGCCTAGCAATGTAGACCCACAAGCTTCAAAGTCCCTAGACGACATTGAAGATTTAATCCCACTTATCGATATAGAAAAGGAGATTTAATTATGACCGTACACATAAAATTTAACGACCATAACGTCACCTTGTCGCCGGGTAATTTCGCCCACTATAATATTCTTAGGGCTGGCTGGCTTATGGCATGCTATTCCGAAAAGAATATAGCTAAAGGAAAAAAGATATTTTCTAACTTATCCGATAAGGATAAGGACTTAGCTACAGCGTACAAACTTCATTGTTTAAGGGACGCACAATTAGACTAATATCTTCACCACCACCACAAAAGCCCCATAGGTCTACATAGACCGTGGGGCTTAAGTGGTGAAAACTGAAAGAAGGAAATAATCTAATGACCACTAAGACAGAAATCGCAATTCAAAACGGGATTTCTTTATTTCATAATCATAAGGTTAAATCTGTTCTAGACGGAATGGGTAAAACTGAAAATGTTATTAAGAAATCTACAAATATTAAACTGGGTAAAACTGTAAAAATGGGTGTGTTTAAGGGTATGCCAATTTTCACGTTAACTCTAGAGGAACGTGCAACCTGCTCTAGTACGTGTGCCCACTGGCGCACATGCTACGGAAATAACATGCCATTTGCTACACGCTACTCCGCTAATGACGCACTAGAAACCACCATAGGAAATGAATTGGAAATCTTAAACCGTAAACATAAAAACGGATTTCTTGTTCGCCTACATATTTTAGGTGATTTCTATAGCGTCGATTATGTAAAAAAGTGGGCTATGTGGTTAAATCGATTTCCTAATTTATTTGTTTATGGTTATTCCGAAAGGAAATCTAATACGCCTATAGGTAGGGCATTAAAAATAGTGCGTAAAACATATGGACCACGTTTCATGGTACGTACGTCTGGAGATTTTAAGAGCCACACAATGACCGCGTTATCTTTTGATGACCCTAGGGCTATAAAACAGATTGCCACTAAACAGGCGTTTATATGCCCCGTACAGACTGGTAAGACCGATAACTGTGGTACGTGTGGCTTATGCTGGACCGCACAAAAGAATGTGGTGTTCATGACGCACTAGCCCACACTAGCCCACACCAGCCCCATATGACCCTTAAAACGGTCTGTGGGGCTTTAGTGGTGAAAGCATTAACATTTAACAATGGAGTTTTAGGACTATGAAAAAATCTACATTTTATCTAGGCGTTTCGTTCCTGTGTGGTGTTATGACGTTTGCATACACACAAGTTATGTGGTTGATAGTCGTTAGTTACTTTAACATTTAACAATGGAGTAGAGTTATAATGAAAAATCTAGAATTTAAAAAAGGTGACGAGGTGTTCGTAAAAATACCGATCGGTGATCATTACGATATGTGGTTAGAAACCACTGTTATAAAGACCACTGCAAAGCGTGTTCAAGTCAAAACCATAGAAGGGTATGCGATGGGTAAGATTGCTAACCCTTATTTTTCCCCGAAAAATGTTAGACTAGCGTCAAAATGGGGATACAATAAAAAAACTGATAATTGGGAATATATCAGTAAAAATTAGACAAGTGGATTTTCCCAGGTAAATCAATAACTTAAGGAGTTTTAAAATGCCAAAATCTAAAAAAGAAATAATACACGATATGTGGGAGTTTGATTTCTTCAAAATGCCCACTAACGAGGTAATGCGACTAGCCGAAAAACAGTACAAGTTAGAGTTAACTAAGTTACCGCGAGTTGAGTTAGACAAAAAATATTTTTTAATGTTCGGAAATCAGGAGTAGTTATGAAGTTAGATTGGTATAGTTTGTTCGACTTATTCCATATAGTTTTTGCAATATGGTTACTTTATAAAATAGTAACGGGATTTTTATCATGGCAGCACTAGTAGAGTTAAAGTGTTTAGACTGTGAACGGTCTTTAGTTACACCTTGTCCGTTTTGTGACGACACTGGAGTAGTTAGTCACACCGATATTTACATAGACAGTTTACCGGAAGCGGCCATCGAGTACGGTGGTCGTCTAGTAGGCTGTAAACTTTTAACCGAAAATGAAAAGGAGAGTTAGTTATGTCTAGATGTAGATGTTGCGACAGGAGGTTAGAAACCTCTGAGTTATCAAAAAAAGACAGAAAAGGAGAGTACCTAGAGACATGCAAAAACTGCATGGCTTCAGTTTACGAAACGAATGGGGATTTCTACGGAGATAATCTGTTTGACAGAGAATAACCCCTACTATAGAATACTTAAGAGGTCTTTAGTTATCTTTAGTAAGTTACTTTAAAAAATAATTAAAGAAATTTCTAAAGACTTCTTAAGAAGAAACCCTAAAGAGAAAGAGAGTACCTAGTTATGAAAATTACCAAAACTTCAGAGTTAACCGGAGTTACTCGCACCCTTGATCTTCCAGTTACGGAGGATCAAATTCAGGTGTGGCTCGACGGCATGTTAATACAAGCTGCCATGCCTAACCTCGACGCAGACCAGCGCGAGTTCGTTAAAACTGGTATTACACCTGAGGAGTGGGAAAACTGCATGGGTAAAGACATGCTTTTTGTCCCTCAGGATGAGGAGGAGGACTAGTTATGGTTCGTAAAGACAAACACACAGTTTCATTGTATCGGAAGGGTGGCCCCCCTAAACCGCGTAACCCTGAGAAGGTAGTTATGGACGGTTATTATCCCCCTAAAACTTTTAAAAGCAAAGTCACCCAGCTTCGGGATAAAGAAGCTCTACAGCAAATACACGACTATAAAAAAGGAGGCGAGTAGAGTATGTCTAGTTTATCTTATCAGGAAGTTGGAACTTTGTGCGATTGGTTTGCCGAAGGTAAAAAAGGCGGCTTGAATAATTTACAGGCGAGGGATTATTCACTGTGGAAAGTAGAAAGTGAGGGTTTCGGAACGGTGGACACCTTCAAGTTCAAGTTACGGACGGAGGAACGCCTTAATAAACTGGTTTCTCTGTCTACGATCTCAGACGAGCCGTGTGGTTGATGTCTGTTTTTAGGGGTAGTAACCCACCAGAGCATGTAGAACAAGGCACTCCTGAGCGATCCTCAGGGGTGCTTTTTTGTTAATTTAGCCTAAAAGGAGGTAAAATGGGTAAAAAGACACAGTTAGATCTAAATCTGAGTAAATCTCGTTTGGACTCTGTTTTTATCGTGTTCCAGTACGATGGTTTCGAGTTGAATAAGGTTGTTGGGGTGTTCAATAATAGGCCAGCGGCAATAAAGTTAGTTGAGTTGAAGACAAAAAGTAAAGATGGGCTGTTGCACTCTCATTACCTAAAAGAGTTTGAAGTTAAAAAAAGTGTTTGACACGTAAATTTTCTTGAATTAGACTGTAGTAGTAGTTTTAATTTAGATATAGGAGTTAGTATGATCACAGAAGGTACAGTAGCATTTTCCAATTTAGCCACAACGGAACTTTATAACGGTCAGGACACCGGAAAGTTTTCAATCGTTGTGACTATGGAACAGGACGAGGCTGACAAGCTTTCGGACGTTGGTGTTCTTTATAAGACTTATAAGGATCAGCCGCAGCGTAAGTTCGTCACCAAGTTTCCCGGCTTTCCAGTTTTGGACGCAGAAGGGGAAACAATCGGTAAGCACATTCCATATGGTTCTAAGGTTCGGATCATGTGGGAACCGGGCAAGCCTCATCCCACCTACGGTGTGTCCAGTTACTTCAAGAAAATAAAGGTTCTTGAGATGGCTGAGAACGAAACGCAGGGTGAGGACGATCCTGATTTTTAACTTAATGGGGAAACTTGAGGGGTTAGACTTTAATGGTCTGGCTCCTCTTTTTTTTAGATTGTAGGAGAAGTAAATGCAGTTTGTATTAAATTTAGATTGCTCTGAAGCTGATAATAATCAAGTAAAGATTATGGCAACAGAAGCAGTCAAAGCTGGTGACTTCTTAAATTTTGATCATGCCTATGAGTCTATGTGGGATTGGTTTGAAGGAGAAATAAATGCTTTACGTTAATGATCTAGAAATGGAATTGAGTAGCAGTTACCAGATTAAAAAGAAGGGTAAGAAGAAATTTGAAACTCAAATTGAAAAATGGGGAGGGTTAAAAATATATAGTTGTGGTATCCCGATCGATAAAGTAGGCGAGTTGGTCGAGGCGATTGAGGGTTGTTTTGAACATGACCCAGTAGAGGTTGCAGTAAAGTGGAAGTCACAAAATTACTGAGGGTTTTAGAATGGCAAAGGGTTCAAATGTTATTTCTACCGAAGCGTGTCCAGAGTGCCGTAGGAACGGCAACGATACGAAGGGGGATAACCTCGCAGTTTACGATGACGGTCACAAGTATTGCTACGCTTGTCATTATCTGGATCAAGGTAAGGGCAACGAACAAACAATAGTTCCTCAGAGAAAGATTATCAGGAGTTTAGAAATGATGGGTGTCAGCGGTCCTATAAAGGACAGAAGGATATCGGAAAGTATAGTCAGTAAGTTTGGTGTTACTCTTGAGTACAATAAGGACGGCTCTATAAGTAAGCACCATTACCCTTATTACAATGCAGACACAGGAGACGCAGTGGGCACTAAGGCGCGGTGTTGTGCAGAGAAGTCGTTCTACGTCACAGGAACACTTGAGAACACCATGCTATTCGGTCAACAGTTATGGCCGGGAGGTGGAAAGTTCGTTACGGTTACCGAAGGCGAGCTTGACGCTATGGCGGTGTCGGAGATGTTCGACGGCAAGTGGCCTGTGGTTTCTCTAAAGACAGGCTCTGCCGGGGCAGCTAGGGACATCAAAGGGTCTTTAGAATGGCTGGAGACTTTTGATAAAGTTGTTATATGCTTCGACATGGACGCGGCTGGTAAAAAAGCAACTAAGGAAGTTCTTCCGCTATTCTCCCCCAGTAAAGCAAAGTCAGTTAGTCTCCCCCTTAAGGACGCAGGGGAAATGCTACAGCAAGGTAAGGTTCAGGAGTTCGTAAGGAACTGGTGGGACGCTAAGGAACACAAACCTGACGGCATCGTTACTCTGAAGGACATAATAAAGGAAATCGAAGAGGAAGAGGAAGTTGAGAGTGTGGACTATCCGTGGGAATGTCTCAACGAAAAGACACACGGCTTCAGGGCAGGGGAGTTAGTTACGATTACTTCCGGTGCCGGGATGGGGAAGTCACAGTTTATGCGTGAAGTAGAGTTCCACTTATATCAAGTAACTAAGGACGTTATAGGGATCATAGCCCTTGAGGAAGTTCCGAAGATGTCCGGGTTAGGTGTCGCAAGTATCCTAGCGAACAAACCCCTTCACCGTTTACCACGCGACATGAATAAGGATCTAATAAAGGAAGAAAAGCTTAAGTGGTTACGGCAACTGGACGACACACGGTTTAGCTTCTGGAAGCACTGGGGTTCCACTAATGAGGACAACCTGTTCAGTCGTATCAGGTACATGGCTAAGGCGTTTGACTGTAAGTGGTTCGTACTGGATCACCTGAGTATCATAGTTTCTGATCAGGACATAGACGACGAGAGGAAAGCCATAGACAGCATTATGACCAAGTTACGGTCACTTGTTCAGGAGTTAAACATAGGTTTGTTTCTGGTGTCTCATTTAAAGCGTCCTACTGGTAAGGCACATGAAGACGGTGGTCAGATATCCCTCGCTGAGTTAAGGGGGTCTGCTTCTATAGCACAGTTGAGTGACATCGTTCTGGGTCTGGAGCGTAACCAGCAACATGAGGATGAGGACATCAGGCACACAACAACCGTGAGGGTTCTTAAGAACAGGTTCACAGGTTTGACAGGGCCAGCGTGTTACTTGTTTTACGATCAGGACACAGGCCGTATGTCTTCGGTGTCTGCCCCTGACGCTTCTGGAGGAGGTTCTAACGATGCCCCCTTCTAATCAGTTTAACTCTGCTTCGAGAAGGAGACAGATAGAGTCCGGTAAAAAAAATAAGTCTGAATACATAGAACAGAGGTGCGGTCATGCTTGTGAAATATGTGGTGAAAAGTTTTGTTCAGACGTTCTTGAATTTCACCATATAGATCCATCTGAAAAAGACCCAAATGGGATAGACTGGAGAGGAATTAATCAAATACCCGATAAAACTTTAAACGAAGTGAAAAAGTGTGTCATTATATGCCCTACGTGTCATAAGTTTGAACACATAGCTCTTAAAAGAGGTGAAACATTAATCAATGACAAAGAAGCTTATAGTAGATATCGAAACCACAGATTTTCCGGTGACGGAAGTGTGGATGGTGGGGACAAAGGACTTAACGACTCTAAAGAAAAGGGTATTCCTACCTCCTTTCCTCCACTCTGGTAATAATGAACTACAGGAGTTTATAAATGGATATGATACTTTACTGGGTCACAATATTATTGACTTCGATACCCCTGTTTTAAAGAAATTCCTAGGCATCTCTTTTGATAATCACAAGATTGTAGATACCTTGGTTATGTCCCGGTTGTATAATCCACAGTTGGAAAAGGGACACTCCCTTAAGTCATGGGGTGAGCGGTTAGGTTTTCCGAAGGGGGACTTTAATGATTGGTCAGGCCCATCACCGGAAATGGCTGCTTACTGTGAGAATGACTTAGATTTAACGCATAAGGTTTTCGATGTGTTGAATTTGAAGTTAAAGAAATTCGGGGAGACAAGTGTAGATCTTGAGCATGAGGTTCAGACGGCCATCACTGAGCAGACACAAAACGGATGGTTGCTGGATCAGCGTAAATGTTTTGATCTATTGGCGAAACTTAAACAACAGAAGATGGAGGTTGAAGATGAGGTACACAAGAGGTTTAAAGCGTTACCTGTGGGCGTTAAAGAAGTCACGCCTAAGTTCAATAAGGACGGTAGACTTAGCAACGTGGGTCTTAAGTTTCTTGGTGATAACTGGGTTGATGTATGGGGTGATTTCAGCCGTATAGATTGGCCTGAGTTTAACTTGGGATCTAGGCAACAGATAGCCAGACACCTACAGTTCTTCGGATGGAAACCCAAGACTTACACAGACAAAGGTAACATCATTGTAGACGAAGCAGTTCTGAGTAAAGTTAAAGGGATACCCGAAGCTTCCCTGATTGCAGAGTACCTTATGCTTACAAAGAGAATGGCTCAGGTTAACTCATGGATTATTGAAGTGGACAAGTCCGAAGACGGTAGGGTTCATGGTCAGGTTAATCCCATAGGAGCGGTAACTGGTCGGATGACACATAGTAATCCTAATGTGGCACAAGTCCCGGCCAGCTACTCTCCTTATGGAGATGAATGTCGAAGTTGCTGGACTGTACCGAAGGGTTACAAACTGGTAGGGGTAGACGCTTCCGGTCTGGAACTGAGAATGTTAGCACACTATATGAATGATAAGGAGTACACCAATGAGATCATCAATGGAGACATCCATACAGTTAATCAGAAAGCTACAGGCATCACAACAAGAGACGATGCTAAGACTTTCATCTACGCTTTCCTCTACGGCGCAGGAGATGCAAAAATCGGAAACATTATTGGGGGCAATAGAAGAGATGGGGCAAAACTTAAAGAGTTATTTCTCCACAATACACCTTCTCTTAGAGATCTACGACAAAGAGTTGGCCGCTCCTGTGGCAAAGGATACCTCACCGGACTCGACGGAAGAAAGTTAATTATCAGGTCTGATCACGCTGCCTTAAATACTCTTCTTCAGTCTGCTGGGGCAATCGTAATGAAGAAGGCTTTGACCTTGTTGAATAAGTATGCTAAGATATATAATATAGACTTTAAATTTGTAGGGAATATACACGATGAGTTTCAGGTCGAAGTTAAGGACACACAGGCAGATAAGTTCGGTTGGTTAGCAGTGGAGTGTATTAAAGCCTCTGGTGTAAAGTTTAACTTGAATTGTCCTTTGGACGGTGAATTTAAAATAGGTGATACATGGGCAGAAACACATTAACAAAAGAGATTAGAGCAAAACAACTTAAAAGGACAGGATACCCTTTTAAATGGGATCATTCTAATTTTATAGTGGACGATACATTAAGGATTGCGCCCACTAAAGATAGATGGTGTTGGTTAGGTTCAGAACAACATTGGTATGACTTTGAAGACGAAACCTTAGAGGAAATACTTAAGTTATGTGATCTTGATCCTCATATTGGTTGTTTCAGTTATCCTTGTTGTGATGATGGACCTATGGGATGTGTAGTAAGAATGGGTGAGGAGGTAGAGACTTATGGCCACAGATAGTAAAACAATAGACACTTTAGTTGACGACATCTATAAATTTATGAAGGACAAGAACACTCCTAAAGACGTTGACCCGGAAGCAGAGATAGAGAAGTTCGGGGAAGCTATGAAAAGCATGATGAAGAAAGAGTTCTTACCCCATAAAGGTTACAATGGTCGTAATCTTCGTCTCTCCGCTATCGGTAAACCGGATCGGCAACAGTGGTACAGTGCCCATAATTATACAGGGGAAAAGATACAGCCCCACACCTTAATCAAGTTCATGTACGGTCATCTTATAGAAGAGTTTCTTTTGATGCTGGTGCGTCTGTCCGGGCATGAGGTCACGGACGAGCAGAAACAAGTTACAGTCTGTGGTGTCAAGGGGCACATGGACTGCAAGATCGACGGCACTGTGGTTGACGTTAAAAGCACCACCTCCTATGGAATTAAAAAGTTTAAGGACGGTACGCTTGCCGCTGACGACGACTTCGGTTATGTGGATCAGTTGAAGGCGTATGCTCATGCGGAAGGTGACAGGAAGTTTGCATGGCTGGCTATGGACAAGCAGAACGGACACCTAGCAGTCCTCCAGTACGATCTGGACGACACTAAACACCCTATGTACAAGCACTACTCAGGTGACATAGAGGAGCGTATTACACACGTAAAAAAGTCCGTAGATCAGGAAGACGTACCTTCTCCATGTTCATACCCAGTACCAGATGGGCGATCTGGAAATGTAAAACTGTCTACTATGTGTTCTTATTGTCAGTACAAAAAACATTGTTACCCAACATTAAGAGCTTTCCTTTATTCAAGTGGGCCAAAATTCTTAACCGAAGTAAACAAAAGACCTAACGTTCAGGAACTTAACCTCAACCTATAAACCGGAGTATAATTTTATGAGAAAAAGTTTTGTAGAGGACACAGAAATAAATCTGGCTTCCGTACCGCATCTCTCTAGAGTACCACAGACTTCTTTTCAAGGTGGTATGATTAGTTATCTGGTTGATCCCAAGTTTATCAAGCCGAAGTTAGCTGGCATGGTAGCCAAATGGATAGCTGCCGATATAGCTAAGGGTACTCGTTACTAATGTCGCCTCCGTACAGCAAGAAAGAGTACGATAAGATGGTGAAGATGTACGAAGCCAGTGACAAGTTTGTAGACATTAATACTGAGTACGTCACTGGGAAAAGGCAGACCGTCAACGAGATGTTTAAAGAGATTGTTTCTCAGATCAAGACGGCTGAGTACATATTGGAGGAACTAAAGTCAAAGGTAGGGGAAATCAGGGAGGAAGTTAGAAAGTTATGAGTGATCGGGTATCTCACGCTAGACTTCTCCCCTACTGGACTTTAGAGTGTATGAAACAGGCACTTATAGCGTGTCACGTATTGTCCGATAAACAACAACCAACGTGGGACGAACTTTATATGTTGGGGATTATGACTTACGGACAGCTACAGAAAAATTATAAACAAGGGGACAAATCATGTTAAAGGTATTTTTTATTTCCTTACTCGTTGTGACTTCCAGAACACCAGCGGAGGGGTGGATACAGTGGTCACAGTCCTACGCTAACCAAGAAGTATGTTTGGAAACCATAGGAAATAACTATCAATCCATAGAAGCGGCTGCTAGAGCTTCTATGAAGAAGGGGGTAGTGAAGTCCATTAAGGAATTTCGCTGTCTTACTTACGACGAAGCCGTAGAACTTAACACGAAACTAGGTCACTAAAAAAAGGAAGGGGTACAACACTATGTCTATAGAATTTAAAGTAGTCAACACACCACGACACGACAGGTTTGAAGAAATTGTAACGAAGTTGCTTAATGAAGGATGGTCACTTCATGGGAACCCTTTTATATCCCAGACCGGAGCGATGACACAGGCGATGACCAGAGAAGTTAAACCTTCTACTGTTAAAAAGTCTGCTAAGTCAGTTGAAAAATAAGTACCGGAGTAAGTTTGAGCAGGATGCGGCATTAGTCCTGAAGGGGCTTTGTACCTACGAAACACACAAAGTCCCCTACACGGTACACCGTAAGTACATCCCTGACTTTATAGGCAAGCGAGGTAACGTAGAGGTATTTGTGGAAGCCAAAGGGTTCTTCAGGGTTGGTGACACACAAAAGTACAAGGCCGTAAGGGACTGTTTAAAATTTTCTCAACAATTAGTTTTTCTTCTTTATAACCCTGACAAAAAAATTAGGAAGGGGGCTAAGATGACCATGTCGGAATGGTGTGACAAGGAAGGTTTAAAATGGTACACTTTATGGGACATTAAAAATGCCTTTAAGTCTTGAACAGTTTCTCCAACGAGTAGCAGATCTAACTGACCCACCTTATTTATGTGAGGTTCTGGAGATAACTTCTGAGGACATATTGGAAAGATTTTCAGATTTAGTTGAACAGAAAACAGACGTACTCAGGGAAATATTCGATGTTGATTTGGAAATAGAACAAGAAGGAGATCCTGATGAGTGAAGACAACGAAGGCGAAGGCGGCGATGATAACAACAATGATGGGATGATGTTTATGGTGCCAGATATATTAGTTGCCCGGATGGAGGAAGCACGTAGGATCATCTGGGACATGAAAAATGCAGACGTACAACAACGTGAGTTTCTAGTTCAGGCAGCTAGGCTTTTGATTGACAGTTGTGACGTTAGGTACGCCAAACTAAACATACCAAGAGGCGACAACGTAACCCCAATAAATTAGGAGTTCATGGACAATATGGATAACCCCTTTGAAGACCAAGTTGGTGGTACTCATTATAAAGAGTTGGAGATCGGTCCTTCGGAATACATCCACAAGAATAAACTAGGCTGGTGTGAAGGTAATATAATTAAGTACATAACCAGACACCAGTGCAAAGGGCAAGTTTCCGATTTAGACAAGGTTATACACTACGCTCAGTTAGCTAAAAAGTTGTACTATGATAAGTAAAGCGGCTCTTATTTGCCTTGCTTTAAATATATTCTGGGAAGCTAGAAGCGAAGATAAAGACTACGGTTTTATTGCTATGGCCGCTCCTGCTCTTGTGGTGATGAACAGAGTCAAGTCTCCTGAGTACCCTAACACCATATGTGAAGTTGTTAAACAATCTAAAATTTGGGAGGGGCACCCAATTAAAAACCAGTGCCAGTTCAGTTGGTTTTGTGACGGCAAGAGTGACAAACCAAGGGACAAGAAAGCTTGGAAGTGGTCACAACAGATAGCCCGTTTGGTTGTCAGTGGTTTGCTTGAGGACGTTACCGGGGGAGCTACACACTATCACGCACACTACGTCAGTCCAGAGTGGAGGACTACTAAAACTTTTACAATCAAGATAGGCAGTCACCTGTACTATAAAAAAAAGAAAGGGTAATAAATATGGACACTGAAGTAAACTACGGAATGGTTGTTCCTGTTTCAGAAGAGATCGACGCAATGAAGTACAGGCAAACCGGGGAGGACTTCTACGGTAAGGTAGTCAGGATAGCTGGTTCTTTAAAAGACTCTCCACACCACTTTGAAGCGTTCAAGGATGCGTTGAGACACCTCCGCTTCCTCCCTGCTGGGAGAGTTCAGAACGCTATGGGTGCTGCTAGGCAGACTACAGCCTTTAATTGTTTCGTGAGTGGTACAGTAGAGGACAGCATGGCTTCTATCATGGGGAGAGCTACAGAGGCCGCAGAAACCATGCGTAGAGGTGGGGGTATAGGGTACGACTTCAGTAAGCTCAGACCCAGAGGAAACAGGATCACTTCTTTAGACTCTAAAGCGTCTGGAGCAGTAAGCTTTATGCAGATATATGATGCCGTTTGTCAGACAATAGCCTCTAGTGGGCACCGTAGAGGGGCACAGATGGGTGTTCTCCGGGTAGACCATCCAGACATCGAACAGTTTATTACCTCTAAAAACAATGGTACTTCTCTTACTGGTTTTAATATTTCCGTTGGTGTGACTGATGAGTTTATGAAGTGCCTTGAGGAAAAGAAACCATTCCCTCTAAAGTTTGGTGGGGAGATTTACGATGAGGTTGATCCGGTAGCCCTGTGGGACATGATAATGAGAAGCACATGGGACTGGGCTGAACCCGGAGTGTTGTTCATAGACACAATAAACAGGATGAACAATTTGTACTACTGCGAAACAATAGACGCTACGAACCCCTGTGGCGAGCAGCCACTCCCTCCTTATGGTGCCTGTTTACTGGGGAGTTTTAACTTAACGAGGTACGTAGGGGCCGGGAAGTTTGACTTTGGTTTGTTTACCGGGGACATTGCTACCGTAGTGAGGGCTATGGACAATGTTATAGATCGAACAATATATCCTCTACCGGAACAGAAGCAGGAAGCGAAGAACAAACGGAGGATAGGTCTGGGAGTTACCGGACTAGCTAACGCCGCTGAAATGTGTGGTAAGCCCTATGCGTCCGAAGAGTTTATGGAGTTCTCCAAAGAGATCCTGACGGTCCTGAGGGACCACTGTTATGCTACCAGTGCAGACTTGGCGGCAGAGAAGGGATCGTTCCCTTTTTACGACGAACACCACTACACTAAAGGGAAGTTTTACGCTACCCTTTCTTCATGGGTAAAACGTAAGATCAAGAAGAACGGTATCCGTAACTCTCACCTGACTTCCATAGCACCCACAGGAACCATAAGCCTGACGGCAGACAACGTGAGTTCCGGGGTGGAACCTCCCTATAGTTTGTTTTATGATCGTACCATACAGGGGTTCGACGGACACCAGATACAGCGTGTGGAGGACTATGCCTTCAGGAAGGGTGTCAAGGGCAGGACCGCCAATGACATAAGCGCAGAGGACCACCTAAGCGTCTTGGCGATGGTGTCTCAGTACATAGACAGCTCAGTATCAAAGACCTGTAATGTAGGAGACAACGTTCAGTACGATGACTTCAAGAAGCTGTACTACGATGCTTGGAAATTAGGGTGTAAAGGGATAACTACATTCAGAGCAGCAGGGAAACGCTACGGTATCCTGAATGAAGTTAAAACAGAAGAAATAGAAGAAGGCTCAGAAGCATGTTTTATAGATCCTCAAACTGGACAGAAGTCCTGTGAATAAAGAAAAGGACTTAACGTGGAAAATTAAATGGACAGCAACTGTTATACTAATGTTCGGTATGATCCTCACTAGCCAAAATCTGTACCCCTACAACCTTATGTTTCATGTTGTAGGGATAACAGGGTGGACCTATGTGTCTATTGTGTGGAATGACAGGGCACTCATTGTTATAAACAGTGTATCTCTGTGTATATTTATTAACGGAATAGTGGCTTACTTAGTGAAAGTTAACGGATAGAGTACACAACCCTGAGGCATCTTTTGCACAACCTAGTATCGGTCTTTAAGTTATGACCAACAATAGCACACACAAGAAGCTTTAAGAACTGCTTCATTTAGAAAGCTGCAAAGACTATAATTAAAAAGAAGAATATAAATAGCATACCGTAAAGCAGTTCTCTCCACTCGATCATACTAGTCACCTCCCTCTACCCGATAAGTATTTAGGGACCGAAGCCCCTTTTATTTTTCTTTCTAACCACTGTAGAAATTTTTTAATCACTGGAAATTTTGAAATTCTTGAAAATTCATACTAAACATGGGGTTATTTCTTGCTGATTTATTTTTAGCTATTGCCGGGTCATTTAAAAATAAACCTTCATTATTTCTTAAATCACTTTGGGTAGAAGCAGTTAATAATTTATGATAGTTAGCTAAGGCCTGTTTATAATGTTTTGATTCTGGTCTTGCTCTGTATGTCTTAATAACTCTAGTATGATAAGCTAAAGGGGACTCACCTTTTTTTATTGGCATACCAGTTTCTTTTTGTAAATCCTTTAAACCTTCCTGTGCTTGTTTTTCTTGATTAGGTCTTTTCTGGTCTAGCCTTTCTTTGTTTACTCTCATATTTAATTCTTTACCACTTTTAAGAGTAACTGTATTCTTAGATCCGTGTATTATTTCTTGAGTAGGTACGGCAACTATTAAAGTAGGAGAATTTTTAGGACCACCTCCTATTCCAGCTAAATCTGATCCATCGCTAGTAGTTGTATACGATCTGTTACGTTTTAAATCATGTGTTAGTACAAAGTTAACTCCTCCCATTTCCTTACTTTTAGATAAATAGCTTCCGCTGGTTGTTAAAGTATTTCCTTCTATTTCTGGTATGTCCGAAAATTTTTTATTTGACACAATTCTACCATTAGCGTCCTTTACCCTTCCTATAGGACTTCCTAGTTTTTGCCAAGCTTGTAAAACACTGGCTTCTCTTTTGGACAAAGGAACATTACTACGTGTATTTATTTTTGCTCTAGCATTAATAACCGTATCAATCAATTTTTTCTGATTAAGTGATTTTACATTTAATATCTTAGACATGTCTTTAACAACTTGTTTACTCATGCCCATAGATATTTGAGTTAATTCAACCATTCCTCTAGGGTCTATTTCTTTAACTCCATGAGCCTTTCGGTACACATCCATTAAATCTCCCTGAGTTAAACTCCTTATAAAATGGTGACCTCTTTCAGCCCCTACTGCTTCTCTAGCTACAGCGTTAGTTTTAGGAGGTTTAATTGATAAGATTGCAGGGCTATCGGGGTTAATATTGTGAATAGCTTTTATATGATTTAGGTGACGAGCGGCTATGTCCTCCGGTACGTCTTTAAACATTACTTTGTTAATCTCAGGTATAAGTTTTTCGTTATGTAAATCAAATTTAGCCAATCTAGCATTCATCATATAGGGGCTATTATCTTTCATAAGTTTGGGTGTTGGAAACCCATGTTGTTCACGCATTTGGGCTTGCATCGTAACCGTCCCAGTCTTAGCCAAGGGGCTATCCGTATCCTTAAGTTCATGTGCAATAGCCCTTGCAGACATTCCTGTAGCACCATATGATGCTAATTTTTTAGGACTAGTAAGATTTCTTAAAGCAGACGGTAAAGCAGAAAGAAGTTCTCCGCTAGTTGACAATATTTTAGAAACAGGTCCCTTGGCATAAAAAGGTAAACCTGTTTGTGAAGTTTTTCCCGTCCCTGATCTTATTTCGTCTAATGACCTTATAGATTCCTGAGTTTTTGAATCATACGGTTTTAACCTGTTTCTCAAATTTTTATATAAATCAACACCCGTTCCAAACATACCTCCTGTTTGTAACGTAGGCATATTTCTTACAACAGTTCTGGGGAGGGTTGACGATCCTATAGCAGCGGAAGCAACTGATTTTCCTCCTACAGCCGCCTGTATCCCCATAATTCCTGCTTTAGAAAAGATTTTTAATACAGGGATAGCTCCTGCTATATTTAAACCGTCCATAATGTCTTTAGCGTATTCAGGGTTATCTTTAGCTAATTTCATTACTGCTTTACCAGCAGAACTTTCATTAACAACCCAATTTACACCCTTTTTAAACGCATCTTTAACAACATCGGGAGTTATAGCACCAACAGCAGCTTCAATAGGGTAAGCCAGCGCATCTCCGAAAAGACCTGCTCCTGCTCCTGCTGATCTTAAGTATAATCTGGGGTCATCAAAATCTCTACTCAAAGATTTAGAAAGTTGATCTCCCCGATACGAAAGCATCCCCTGTTTTTCAGCCATTATTTCCTACTTAGTTGTACATTACTAAAAGCATCTTGAACAGGTTTGGGCATAGCTTCTCCAGCTTTCTTTAGTAATTCTTCCCTTTCTTCCTCTGGCATTTCCTTCCATATATTACTAAGAAGAACAGACGCACCTTCCATTAATTCCTTCTTATTTCTTTTAGCTTTTAATCCTAAAAATTTATTTACTCTTCTAGGATTAGCAACAATATAGGATAATATTTTAGGGGTGTACAATATCCCGATACCTCCAAGAATAGCTGGTAATCCCCCAGTTAAAAGTCCACCACCAACAACGGCACTCCCTAAAATCGTAGCCGCTCCAATTTCCTTTCCTCGTATTGCTAAGGAAGCAAAATTAGACCCCGGAGTTTCTGATGCCTTAGCTAATGTATTAACTATGGCTTTAAACCCGTTAAATTCCTTTGCCCCTAAGACTTCCTTAGCTAAGGCTGCTTCATCTGGGTTAGATAAACGTAAAGCCATTTTTTGAAATTCTCCAAAATCTAATTCCTCAAGATTTTTAGACTTAGGAAAAGTTTGCTCTAAGTATCTTCTACGGATTAACTGTTTAACTCCTTCTGGACTTTTAACCGCTAAAGAAGCTCTTAGGGATTTAGAAGTTGCTTTATATGCTGCGTCTAAAGATTTATATAATGCCTTAACATTCTCCACATTGTGCATTTGTGTGACCATTTCCCCTAATTGGTAAGCTCCGTTTTTATCCATACTTTGAATAAAAGTATCGTTTATTTCAGGGAATAATCTAGTAGTTGCGGTAGAATAAGTTTTTTGTGCTGCCCTAAATTTTGCGGCTGCTTTAGGGTTTATACTTTTTAATTGTTCATGTGCTACATGACGCATATAATTTGACAACTGAGTTAATTCCCTAACCGCTGCCGGAGCGTATGTTGCTTGTTGTTTAAAGTCACTTAAAGAACTTATTTTTTTATTTAAAGCTATTGAAAAATCAACATAGGACATTGCGGAACCTTTTTTCATTTTGCCCCAATCCGATTGTAATTCCTTCAATACTTTTTGAGTTTGAGGTTCTAATTTTGAAACTTTTATTATTTTTTCTTTCGGAGAAGTTGGTCTAGACATGAATCCGGCTGGTATTTTTGATCCTTCTTTCTTTCCTGTAGCTGGAGTATATTTTTTCTTATTACCCCATTTATTTAAAGCTTCTCCAAGTTTACTAAGATCGACATTATGATCTTTTCCAAATTCCTTACCTATTTGAGCTAAAGAGTTTCCATGAGTTTCAATTAAAGCTTTCCTAGCTGTATTTAAATTTGAGTGTAGAATTTCCCCCAATTGAACAGCAGTTATGTTTCTCCGATCTGAATTAAATAAATTTTGCAGCGCACTTCTGGAAAAATCAGCAATTTTTCTTAAATTTTCTTTATGGGTCTGTGCCGATAAGATACCAGTAAAACTAATACCCTCCATTATTTCATCAAGACCACTCTTTTTCCCTGCTTGTCCTAAAGTAAGAGTCGCGCCTACTGATTGTGATATTTGTTGGGATTGTTTTGCTGCTGCTTTAGTCCCTATATCTTCCGTTGCGTCCTTAGTTAAGGCTTCCACTATTTCTTTAGGATCACCACCTTTTTTTAATTTATTAGTTATACCTTTCCAAAGTGCAGGTGGTATTTTTAAAGTAGCTAATAATGCTATATCAATTCCACCTTGAATAAGCATTTCTTCTCCTGCTTTTCTATCCTCATCACTTACTATAGCATCAAGTCCTGTGCCAATAACAGATGCACCAGCGGAAGTCCAAGGACCAGCTAACATACCTAGGACACCTAAAGTATAGGAAAATTTATTTTCATATAAATGCCCACCTACATCACTAGGTAAATTTGTGTAGTCATAATTAGCTATAGCTTCTCCGGCATCACTTGCAATACCCGTAACTGTATCGCCAAATGACGATTCAGATTGTAATCTAATCTGTTCCTCTGCTTCATTTAGTAATTGAATTGCCGTTTGACTTGTAGGCTCCACTCCAAAAGGTATCGTAAGAACTTTTCCGTTTGATAATGTTATAGATGCCATTTAAATATCCTTACTCATCCAATACACTTTTAAAACCACCTTGACCATCGGAAACTACTTTAAATCTTTTCTGCTTAACTTTTGCACTGTCGGGATTAGCTTCAGTAGATATCCCAAATAATTTTTTCTGCCTCTTGTGCCATTTTTCCAACCGTTGTTCTGACGGTACTAATATTCTTTTGTACCATTTTGATCGGCTATATTCACCGGCATTTAACTCCCTAGCTAGGTCATATTTCCTTTGATTATGTGCCTTAAGTAATGTTAAAAGTCTTATGTTTCCTTGTTTTGATTTTAACATACCCGGATTAACTTTTAAAAGGAATTTTAAATCAAAATCAGTTGGATTTCTACCCATCATTTGTAATTGTGTAGTTACATACCTTCTGGTTTCCGAATCAAATTCCGTAACATCCGCAGGTGTCAGATCAAAAAAATCTGTAACTTCTTGAATATTTGCCTGAAGCCCACTGGTGTTTATTTTTTCCAATAAACCTAAAAGTCTATCGGCTTGATTCATGTTTTGAGCGTATGTTGGAGCCTTAGCTATTTCCGTAAATTTTTCCTTATTCCATTCCCCTCTTTCCTTTACAGTAAGGTCAGCATCCTGTTTTTCTATATGTTCAAATACTCTACCTGTTGATGACATTCCTTTTCTGTCAACTGGAATTTTCGTTCCTTTAATCGTACTTCGGTCTACTTCTCTCCCAGTATCATCTAATATAAATTTTCTGTTTGTCCCATTTTTGTAATTATATAAAACAGTCCTATACCTTACACCTGAGTCTTTATCTATAAAAGCATCTAATATCTGACTAGACTTTAAACCACCATTTCCTGATTCTGAATCATCAGCATCAGAAATCTCTTTGTACATTTTTCTAAATTCTTCTGCTTCCTTTAAATACCCCCTTGACGTAAGCAAAGACCACCCCTTTTTGACTTCATCTTGAGAGAACCCATCTGTAGCGTACTCTTGAAGAATACCCATAATCTCCCTTTTGTCCGTTTCACGCTTACGAGCCTTAGCTAATCTAGGATCTACTGCAACGTCTAAACCAAGACCACCAGCAACACCACCAAACATTTTCTTAAGGGCATTCTTACCTTCCTGTTGAGCAGCAGCGGCTATTGAAGCAGTTGACGTAGGGAAAGCTCTGGCTTGAACACTCTTAGCTTCCTGTTCTCGCCTCATAAGATCCAATACGTCTAATTCGGAGGAACCTCCAAACAAACCTGATAATGCTGTATTAGCCATTCCTGTCTACTCCTTAAATTATACCGTCAAAACTCATTTCTTCTGGAGAAAACCCAAAGTCCCCACTATCCCAAGCATCATCAACCGGATCACTAGAAGTAGTGTCAACAAACACGGAAAGAGGTGTAGGTTTTTTTAGTTGTGGTGGTAGCTCTACTATATCCGGTAAAGACATCTCGCTTCCTGACGGTGTTAGTTCTTTTCCTGTCCCAATAGTAATATAATCAGGATTTGCGTCATGGAATTTTTGAAGATAGCCTATTGCCTGACCCTGTAATTCAAAAAGATTACTACCTCGATCAGCCCAGTTTTTCGCAAACCCCGGACCTTTATTGAACGCAACAAGAGCCGTTGCCACAGGATTTTTATAATCAGAAAATATGTCAAGCATTTTGTCCAGATACTCTTTTCCAACACGAGTTCTTTCCTCTTTTACGTCTTTTTTTGGATCAAGAGGTTTAATACCATAACCGGGTTTTTTTAATGTTGATTCCTTTACTTGATATTCACCTCGTTCAGTAGCAGATCCTTTTGCGTCCTTATTTCCCCCACTTTCAATCTGTATAACTGTGTTGTGGATGTCGGCTCTAGCCTCTTCAGGTGGAAGGGTCATAGGTTGAGCATTTGGTCCTACACCCATGCTTTGTGGCGGTACTGCTGTCGTATTACTTGAAAACAAACCCCTAACTCTCTTCATCACGTCAGAAAATGAGGTACTTTTTAAACCACTAGGCATTCCTAAAGATCCTCCTCGTCCACCAGTTCTAACAAATGGTTGAGCGAGTGGTTTAGGACTTTCTATAGGTTGAAGAAGTCTATTTTCAGGCAGTCTTACATTTGGGAGTGGTGCGTCAGGCCCTATAATCTCATGTACTTCCTGTCCTCCTCTTCGTGTACCAACTGGTTCGTCAGGCCATGAGAATGTTTGAACATCGGAACCCATATCTGCATCCATGAGTTCATCTGAACCAAGTTCGCCCCTCCAGCCCCGACCCATATCCAAGCCTAAATCCATAGCTTCCATATGTGATGTTTTAGCGTCCATTTTACGGCTCTTATCCCCTGTGTTAACAACGGATTGATCACCATCTGTTGTAGCGGCTATTGCAGAAGTCTCCTGTGGTACTAATTTTGTAGAATCCCTTTGACCTCTTAACATCTGTTCTGCTTTAGCAGCAGCGGCAACCTGCTCATTGTACCCCATCTCAGTACCGTCTGGATTAAGTTGACTAGCTACATCGTTCCAAGCGTTTCCACTCCTAGTTGCCAAAGATCTAAGAGCCTCTTCATTAGTCATATTGCTATCTGTATTATCACTATATTTATAAGTTTGTTGATCGAAGGTAGTAGGGGTTTTAGAAAATCCTTGTGTTGGGTATTGACCTGCTGGTCCCTCATGTCCTAATTGACCCATAGGTCTATTCTTCATTAATTCAGCTAAGTCTCCTACTTTTATCCATCCGTGTTCTGTTTGTATTTCTCTGTCTGGATCGTTTTCAGCTATAGCCATAAGCATATTATAGGCGTTTAAAGACCCCATTTGTTCCCCACCACCACCGGGGTCCATAGAGTCATAAGTTATTCTTCCTCTGTCAGTTTCGTAGAATAAGTTAGAGTCCCTAGCTGGGTTGTAGTCGTGATGCGCTCCTAGCTGATTAAAAAGTTTAGATGCCCCCAAAAAAAGACCAGCACCGGGGATCTGGCCTCCAAATGTCATCATTGTTGCGTCACCAAAACCACTCAGACCTCCAGTTCTAGGTCTTCCTTCCCATCTAGGGTCGTACTTTGCCATAAAGCTACTGGCAGGATTATCACCCCACCCCGGAGGTCTTAAGTGGTCTAGGTTTTCTCCTCCTGCTCTGCCTAACCACCTATTAAATCCACCTGTTAAAGTAGCTGGTCCCGGTTCTGGATATGGATTAATACCACTGCCAAAATTATCCACACGGGTCTGACCGCTTGTTTCAGGGGTGTTATAGAATAAACCACTATTAATATTATTCTGTTGAGAAGCAGAAGGGGCTAATGACGCAACCTGTGTCCCCTGATTCGGAGAACCATATTGACCACCAAATGCGTTTCTACTCTGAAGCCAACGAAGTAAATCTGGATTTGTTACAGTTGAAGCCATTTAAATTAAAACCTTGACATGTTTTGATTTACATCACCCGGCCACCAATAATTATTTCCACCGTACTGTTGCCTGTCATTCCTTCTTCTTATGTAATCCGCGCTTGGGAACATTCCACCTGCAACATTCAGAGCGTTGCCCATTGGTGACCCTGAAGCAGCCATTGTGTTGGCTAAGTTTGTAGCCGCGCTAGCTCTTGAAGCTAACCCTGATGCAGCTATTCCTCCTAAGCTTGCTCCTACACCTCTTCCCACATTAGATAATTGAATAGGTACGTCAAGAAGACCAGTAGCCTGACCAATGTCCCCACTCTCGCGCCCCAGAAGACTGTCGATAAGCCCCTGAGCTTTACTGAAGGACGAAGTACGCCTTCTGTCCTGATCTCTTAAGATAGCTTCGTCTAACGCTCCCATTTGTTCTCTGCCGCCTGTGCCTCCTAATCTCCCTTGAGCAAGAAGTTTTGTTTCCAAAGCACTCCTTAGACGGTCTTCTTCTTTTTGGTAATAAGGTTGTTCCTGTTCGTAAAATATATCCGCTGCTGCAAATGGATCAGCGGCAAATGGAAGCATTTGTTCACCCCAAAGGCCACTTCTGGTTAAACCGCCTTGATATATATTCTGGAGTTCCGGGGAAAGGTTCATCAAGGCAGTCTTGGTTCCTGCGTCGAAGTCAGCCGTACCTCCTATGCTCCCTACACTAAAAGGTGTCCCGGCTGCAATAGTCCTGTCTGCTGCCTGATTAATACTCTCAGCTTGAGTTCTAGCTGCGTCCGTTGCGGATCTCCCGGCTAACTGACTACCAAGGAAAGACAGACCACCTCCAAGTATTGAAGGGCCAAAGTCCCCACTGAATAGTCCCCCTACTGATCCTATTGCGTCACCTATAAAATCGAATGGTCCTGCCATAATATTACCCCATTTTCCCTTGTTTCGTTAATAGTGTCGTAGAAACCAGACTTGAGAAGTCCCCTACTACCTCTGTAATCATTTTCATTTTAACTACCTTTCCGCTTCTTGCCAGAGGTACTTTATATTCCGCTGGTCCTACCTGAGCAGAAAACTTTGACGTTCCGTACTGAGAACTAGAGGCCCCATATAAAGCAGAGTCGTCCGAAGGAAGTAAGTTAAATACTTTTCTAATTGGAGAGATGGTGTTGTAGTCTACGTACACCAGTAAAGTTGTCGCGGAACCTCTTCCCCCTGAGTAATGAAATAAAGCCTGTTTTAATATCTTGGTCATTGTGGGCTGCTTAAAGTCCATCCACGTTGTTGACCATGTGTAGTTGTAGAGAGAATTTGTGGTACTCCAGCACTTAGAACCGTCCCATGTGCCCCCTGCTGTACTACAGGCTCCTGAGCTAGCATTAGTAGCCGTTGTGTCGGTAATAACTACGTCATAGTAACCATCGTACAGAGCTATTGAATTTGACAGGCCCATAATAAGATAGCCGTCAACCGTACCCACACCGCATAGAGGTGCGTCTGCAAAGTGCCAAGTGGTTATTCTTGGTATGGACAATTCAGCGGAAGAAGCAAAGTCAAATACATAAGCTAATTTATTTTCAGGGACAAAGGTAACGACAAGTCCCTCTTCTTGGTAAAAAACACTCTTAACTGTGTCCAGATCTGCCTGAGCGAGATAGAATGACAGAGAGTTACGAACTGCTATCGACAACCCACTTATGGGAGCCTTGCCGCCAGTGTTGGTAACACGCGACAGAGCCTGAAGTCCTTCATAACTCATAAATAAAACTTCGGCACCAACATAAATTACATTATCTCTACCAGCCAGACCCACACCCTGAATTAATTCGTCCAGTGCCATTGAAGCCGGGTTTGAAGCACCGCTGTATATAGCTATGTTATTCTTACCAAATATAATGATCTTGTCCATGATACTGGCAAGACCTACAATTTCGTCTGCACCCCAGACAGTCCTTAAGTCCAGAGAACCAGCGGCACCTGTATTTAATTTCTCACCAATAAGATTATCAGAATAGTATATCGTTCCGGGGTCTTCAGTAATTCCTCCGTACCACATACGTCCGAAGATCCCCAGAGCGCATGAAGGGTTAAAGGTCGTTACGCCACTTGGAGCTACGTAGGCTCCCAAGTCCTCCACATCGTACCAGTTAGTTCCGTCATAATTAATCGGTTTGTGACCAGCCTGTACTCCCCAAAATTCATTATTGAAGTTAATCCATTGCCAGTTAGAGTCCGTAATGGTCTGAGCGGAACCTGAGAATGTCTGAGCAGTTAAGGTTTCCGGGGTAGTGGAAGTGTCTCTTTTGTATATAAAGGCACCTGACGCTACATAATATTCCGTAGTCCTGTCCGACTTAATAAATTCTCCTATGGACTTAATGGGTGCTGCTACAGTCTTGGAGATCGCTTTGATCCCCTTACGTGGTCCTATTCGCCCTGTAAAATCAAAGGCAACATTATTTGCTTCAGTGAGCCATTCAGGTGGGATCGTGGAACCACTCCCCTGAGTATTAAGCCCTTTGGCCCCTAGGTTATCTAGTCTTATAGGTGTGAGTGGTTTAACTG